ACGGAAAATCGGATTTAAAGATTTATGTTTCTCAAAACGTAGCAAAAGCATACGTTGCCGCTTTAGGTGGTTTCTCGGTTTTGGCTACGTCAAATTCGGGTGTTAACGCACAAGGTACGCAATGGTATACTAACGGAGCTTTAACATTTAACGGAACGCCAATTTTTATGGCTAACGGATTGCCAGATAATTCAATGTTGGCAACAACAACGTCTAACTTGTATTTCGGCTGCTCGCTGCTTTCGGATACCCAAGAATGCCGCGTTATTGACATGTCGGATATCGACGGTTCACAAAATGTACGTGTAATTATGCGAATGGCTGCGGGAGCAACTTACGGAGTTATCGAGGACATCGTAGTTTACGGATAAACATTAACGGGGCGGGTAACCGCCCCTATTATAAACAATTAAATACTTACAAAAATGAGTTGTGATATATCAAACGGTAGATTAGAACAATGTAAAGACGTAATCGGCGGTTTACAAGCTATCTACATTTTAAACTACGGAGAATACGACCCAATTACGGATGTTTCCTACGTTGGAACAACAGACGAAATTTCGGCTATTGCTTTAACTACGGCTGGAACACCAATATACAAATTTGAATTAAAAGGAACGAATTCTTTTGAAACTACAATTACAAGTTCACGTGAAAACGGAACTACTTTTTTCGAACAAGTTTTAGCGGTTACTTTAAAGAAACAAGACGTACAAACGCATAAAGAAGTAAAGTTACTTACTTACGGACGTCCTAATATAGTTGTTCGCACAAATGCCAATCAATTTTTTATGGCTGGTTTAGCTCGTGGAATGGACGTAACGGCGGGTACTATCGGAAATGGTACAAACTTGGGTGATATGAACGGATACGGATTGACCTTTACAGGCCAAGAGGCCGTTCCCGCCAATTTCCTTGATTGTACTACCGAAGCTGGTTTAGCAACTTTGTTAAACAACGCGATTATTACGGTATAAAAAGAAGTTTTATTGGTTAGAACTAAAAGGGGGTTGCATTCGTGTAACCCTTTTTTTATGAAACAAAAACAAGAAAATCTAATTATATTAATATGATAGTTTTAACAACGCAAAACGTATTAAGCCAAACTTTTAATTGCACACCCAGAACGGGCGTAATTACGGACTTACTTATTACGGATGAAGCGGAAAACGTAACTACAAATGTTCCAATTATTTCTCAAGGCGCGTCAAGTTACTTTTATCAAATAGAAGCAATATTTAACCTTACGGAAAATCGGTTTTATATGATTGAATTACAAGACGCTTCGGGCAATAGATTACTACTAGAAAAGGCATTTTGTACCGACCAACCTTTAGCGACATTTTCAGTAAATAACGGACAATATGTTTCGCACACTACAAACAACGAATTTATAATTTATGAATAATTACCACGTCTTAAATTTATCGAGTTACACAACGCCAATAGTAGAAGAATCGAACCGAGAAAATTGGGTTGATTTCTTAACGGAAAACGGCGAACAATACTTTGACTTCTTAATTGACCGATACACGAATTCAACGACGAATAACGCAATAATAAACAATATTTGTCGATTAGTATACGGGCGTGGTTTAGGAGCGTTAGACGCGTCTAAAAAGGTAAGTGAATACGCTCAAATGATGACTTTGTTTTCAAGGGACGATGTACGTAAAATGATTATTGACCGCAAAATGTTGGGTCAATTTGCTATTCAAGTTCATTATTCAAAAGATAGAACAAGAATATTAAAGGCATACCATATACCCGTGAATTTATTACGAGCTGAAAAGTGCAATAAAGAGGGCGAAGTTGCGGGTTACTTTTATTCCGACAATTGGAACGATTTAAGAACATACCCACCTATGCGTTATTCGGCTTTTGGGTTTTCAAAAGACAACGTAGAAATACTTTATTCTAAGCCTTATTCGGTGGGGATGAAATATTATAGTTACCCAGACTATCAAGGGGCGGTTTCATATGCGCTATTGGAACAAGAAATAGGCGACTATTTAATAAACGAAGTACAAAACGGATTTAGCGGTACTAAGGTAGTTAACTTTAACAACGGAGTTCCGAGCGAAGAACAACAATCGATAATTAGCCAAAAGGTTTTAAATAAATTAACGGGTTCACGAGGTCAAAAAGTAATTATTGCTTTTAATGATAATGCTGAATCTAAAACAACGGTTGAGGATATTCCATTAAACGACGCGCCAGAACACTATACTTATTTAAGCGAAGAATGCTTAAGAAAAATAATGCTTGGACACAACGTTACAAGTCCCTTATTATTCGGGGTTGCTTCGTCAAACGGGTTTAGCTCAAACGCAGATGAATTAAAAAATAGCGCGGTTCTATTTGACAATATGGTTATTAGACCTTTTCAAGAAGAACTTTTGGACGCGTTCGACACGATTTTACATTATAACGGAATAAGTTTAAAACTATTTTTCAAAACGTTACAACCTTTAGAATTCACCGATTTAGAAAACGCACAAACCGAAGAACAAATAGCTGAAGAAACGGGAACGGAATTAAGCGCAGACCCAAAGAACGACGCACTTGCGCAGGCGTTAATTGATTTAGGCGAAGACGTAGACCCCGAATGGTTGTTATTAGACCAATTCGAAGTTAATTACGATAACGACGACGACGAAAACCAATTATTAAGCAAGCAACCTAAACAAAGTTTTTTAAACAAAGTTGTTAATCTAGTTTCTACGGGTTCGGCGTTCCCGAATTCAAAGAGTGAACAAGACGAAAATATAGATGGATTTCAATTTATAACGCGTTATGTTTACGCTGGAATACAAAAAGAAAACGGGCGGGAATTTTGCAGAAAAATGCTAGAAGCAAATAAGATATACAGAAAAGAAGATATTATTAGAATGGAAACGCAAGTTGTAAACGCTGGTTTAGGGCCGCGCGGTACAAATACTTATTCAATTTGGTTGCATAAAGGCGGAGCTAATTGTTACCACCGATGGAACAAACAAGTTTACGTTAATTTTTCTGGTTCTGGAATCGATGTTAATTCACCAAAAGCAAAAAGAATAGCGGGCGCAAAAGCCGAAAAGTTTGGGTATGTAATTAAGAATCCCGCTTTAGTTGCTACTAGACCAATAGACACACCAACAAAGGGTTTTTTACCTAAAACAAATTAAACAATGGCTGAAGCATTACTAATATCAAGAAACGACATAGTTAAGTTTACCGCGTTAAACGGGAACATAGACACCGATTCTTTTATACAATGGATAAAGGTTGCTCAAGATATTCATATACAAAATTACTTGGGGACTAATTTACTTGAAAAGATAAAAACGGATATAATAAACAACACGCTTGCAAACCCTTATTTATCTTTATTAACTACCTATATTAAACCGATGTTAATACATTGGGCAATGGTTGAATATTTGCCGTTTTCGGCTTATACGATTGCGAATAAAGGCGTGTTTAAACATACTAGCGAAAACGCCACAAGCGTAGAAAAAAACGAAGTGGATTTCTTAGTTGAAAAGGAACGAATGATAGCGCAAAATTATACGGAGCGTTTTATTACTTATATAAATTTTAACAATTCTTTATTCCCAGAATACAATAATAATAGTAACGCGGATATGTTCCCAAGTACTCAAAACAATTTTACAGGTTGGTATATATGAAAAAGAAGCACAAACCAAAAGAAACAAACATTAAGAAATTACTAGTCTATTTAACTAAAATAAAAGAACAAAAATAATGGAACATTTACGAGCTTTATCTTTATTGTTTTTTGCGTTTGCTTATTTAACCGCAATAGCGTTGTTTTTTGAACAAGCGTTATTTTTGAAGTTTGGCGGGGTTGCTTTATTCGCTTTTTTGACGCACCAACTTATTGACCAATACCAGATAAAAAAATGAAAATACAATTATTTATTTTAATAGCAAATATACGCTTATCGTTTATGAAATTACTTGGGGTTGTTGGAGCGTTCTTTTTGCCTATTTCGGGAATACTTTTTTTAATTGGTTTTGCTATTTTACTCGATACTTTAACGGGACTTT